CCGGCCCACGGTGCGCCACCCTGAGCGGCGGGAGCACCAACAGGGCCATCAACCGCTTCGTTGATGTTCTTGAACGCCTTCAGCTCGTTGGAGGCTTCGTAGTCACCGGAAGCAGCACGGACCGACACCTTGATCTTCATCGGGCGACCGTGGAGCTGCTGGCTGTCCTGCACCTGCAAGACACCAGTGGCGTGGCAGATCGCGCTCAATTGCTTGTAGGCGATTTCCTGCGCGACCGGATTGGCGTTGCGAAGGTTCAGACGCCCGAAGACTTTGCGGTTGGCATACTGGCCGTCCAGAACACTGAAGCGGAGCTCCAGGTAAGCACCAGAACCGTCCTTGGTCGGCTTCATTTCCGACTGGTCGATTTGTGCGTTGTACCATCCGGCCGGGATGGCTTCGATGGAATCAGCGGGGGAGACGGTGTTAGCGTCAAAGTTCAATTGTGCCATGGTTTCAAGCTCCTAAGATTTTCGCGAAAAGTTGTGCCAGGTGGGGCGGTTCTACGGCAGCTAGGACACCTGAGCGATCCTTGGCTTCGTATTGGAGATCAGGCTGAGTCTGCAAGAAGCGGTATGACTCACCCTGAGGCGTTTTGTTAATGCCGAGGCGGAACACCTCGTCAAAGAAGTAAGGCAGCTTGGAGGCCAACTTGCTGCCAGGCATTGCGGGTCCGTACTTGACCACACCTGTCAGCTCGTCCTTCGTGGGCTCCATCTTGGCGCTCATATACACGTTGCGACCGGGCAAGTCACGGAACAGACGGATGGTGCTTTCCATCTTTTCAATGAGCTCACCGTATGCTTGGCGCGGATCCTTGACCTGCCGCTTTGCGTTGTTGAGCACCACTTCGCCGATCTCGGACAGGCTGTCAATGCAGATAGTCTGGAACTGCTTGGCTTCCGCGCTGCGCTCGCACCACGCATAGACGTCGCGGAGGTCATCCACTGTGGTCACTTTGACCATCGGGATCTGCATGTTGCGAAGGGACAGCTCACCGCCTTCGGCGGAGATAAGAAACGGTGCCGGCGCAGTGCTGGCCAGAACGGTCTTACCCGCCCCAGCTTGCCCATAGACCAACACCTTCACGCCATTGAGTGCAGCAGCGCGATCGGTGGTTGTGAAATTCAATGCCATTGTGGCTCCTTACATATCAATCGGGTCACGGAAACCGAGCCACACCGGAAAGCGTGGCGCGTCCTTGACGCCTATCTCGAAATGCTTGTATTTGACGATCGCACCGACTAATCGGTCTCGCTGCTGCCAAATCTGCTTCCGGTGAATAGCAGTGTATCCCGTTCCAATCTTGAAGGCAATACCAGTCACGCAGTCTTCAACCTGCAAAGCGCCCAGCGTATCCATCGGAACAAGGTTTTCTTGATGGCTGCTGCGCTTTGTGTGCCCCAACTCATCAAGCTGCGCCTCGTTGGCGTTGTGCATCAGCTCTTCGAATCCAACAATGCGAGCTTCGCCATCGCTGAACCGCTTGAGCTTGAGCAAGTACCCCTCGCGAGCTGTGCTGCGACCGTGTTTGTAGAGACCGCTGGGCGAGCGCAGCATGACCCCTTCGTAACCCTGTGCCAACACTTCGGATTCATACTGCAAGAGCTGCTCTTCCGTTGTGATGTACCGTTGCTCCAGCAACTTGACGCGGGGAAACTTGTCACCATCCACAATGTCGGTCACCCCGCCGATGAGACGCGGGAGACGATGGTTGTAAGGGCGAGCGGGCTCAGGGTCGTTGAAGTAGTCGAAGACGTAAAACGTGAAGTCAGGTGTCCCGTCTTGCGACATGACTCCGCTACTGGTGACACGATATACGTCTTCAGCAGCGGGCGGGCCCACAATGAGCTCTCCATCCAACCCTTCGAGCATGGGGTTTCCGAGGTATTGTTGCACGAACCGATTCGGGATCGCCTTCAGCGTGCGGGACAGGGCTTGCGCCCCGCTGACCACACACCGAACGCCGTCCAGTTTCGGACTCGCGTACAGAGGGAAGACCAGTTTCTTCGGTGCTTCCACAGCGAGCATCGGCTTCACAGCGGCAACTCCTCGTGTCTGACTTTACCTTTGACGTCTTTGAACGTCAGCAGGATCGGCGGGGCCTTCACGCCCAATGCACGGGCAACCAGCACGGGAAGAATCTTGGGCTTGTGCTGCTCCAGGATTTGGATGTCTTTCATGCGACGAGTTCCTTGTAGAGGTTAATAAGGCCTGGAATGGTGGGTTCGAGCAATTCCACGACCGCGTTGGCGTAGGCTTGCGCTTCCACCTGTGCGTGGCTGTGCGTCCGCAGTGCCAGGAAGTGCATGAGGTTCCGGAGGTCCTGTTTCCAGAGCCAATGCGTGTAGTGGTTGAGGTGTAGCAGCGTCCGAGCGTGCTCAGGTGCCACGCCGCGATCCATCGCTTCCAGGTACAGGTCATAAGACAGTGAGCATTGTTGCTGAAGCACACGCTTAAACCAGGCTTGTGTCGCCGCGTCCAAGTTATCTTCCTGCCCCTGCTTCTTGTTTGCAGCCTTGCCACCAACGACTTCAGGGATGTACCACTCCGCAGGCAGGGTGACATATCGACCACTCACTTCGTTGAGCGCAGCAGTACGGTGGCGCACAAACTGTCGAGCGACAAAGATGGGCAGCTTCATTTCCAGCCACACTTCGATGGACTCGAAAGGCGTCATGTGTTTGTTCGCCAGCAGGTAGCGATTCAGCTTCATCTCGATTTCGTAGGAACGCTCCAGGTCAGAAGCATCAAACGACATGCGAGCACTGTTCGCCACATCCACATCGCTGGCGTCAAATTCCCCATCTGCGCGGCGCGTAGGGCCCGCAATGTTGCGAAGCGTCACAAAGCCGTGGTCCAGAACTTTCTTGGTGTGCGTCATGCTTGCTCACCTGCTTTCTTGGCCTTCGCGGGCAACACGATTTCCAGAGCGGGGGAACCAGGCTTGACAATCAAAGCACGGTCAAAGAGCTGGCGCTGCTCTTCGGTCAGCGTGCGGTATTCCTTCAGCACGAGGCTCGGTTTGTACTGAACCAGCGAGTCGGCAGCGATACCAGCCTGCACGAACTGCTCTTTCATTGCACCCAAGGCACCAGGATCGATTTCGCGGTTGATGGTGTGCTTACCCTTGAGCACCCATCCGTCAGCGAGCGGTGCGGAGTTGGTTCCCTCTGCAGGGGACGGGAAGTAGGCGCCGAAAATCTTTTGGCGCAGCAGCATCTCAGACGCCTTAATGCGCTTCAGTTCGTCTTGCAGCCGATACCATTCTGCCAGGTCTGCCTGGGATACAGCATTGTTCGGGATTGAAGTCATGTCGTGTTACTCCTGAGGAAAGAGTTCGCCTTGGGCGGGGTTCTTGTCTGCGCGTTCTTGTGCGTGTTTGTCGCTGTAGGTGCCGGAGCTGTAACGCTTGGACAGCTTTGCGATGTTGTGGTCAAGCACTTCCTGACGGGTAATGCCCAGACCCTGGCGCAAACCTTCCATGTAGAACTCAAGGTCGCCCAGTTCTTCAACCACGTTTTCACGGTCAATGGGTTTGCGGTAGATGGCAGCTTTCTTGACAGCGTCCAGCAGTTCGCCAGCTTCACCAGCAATGCCGACTGCCATGTGCAGCGAGTGGGCGTCTTCGGCGGTCAAGGTTGCAACAATGTCGGCGCCAGGCTTGGCAAGCGCAGCGACCAGTTCGGGGTGAGTCACGTTCATCGGGTTCTCCTAAGTGAGTGCGGAATGCACGGTTGTTAATGTAATGGAGCCTACGTTAAGAAGCAAATATCAAAGCACATCAGGAAGGCTGACGATGCGGTAACACTTACCCGTGAAGTTCCATTCGGGCGGAACCTTGTCTTTCGCAATCTCCACCAGATACCCGCTATCAACAAGACTGCGAATGGTGTGGTCCAATGCAAGCGTCTGGCCCAGCTTATGCTTGACGAATGAGTTCGTGCGCTGCAATCGAATCTGGAGGTACTTCCTAGCGACCACACCAGCCTTCCGCATTTCGTCCGGTATCTTGTAGCCCGCTGCAATGGGGTGCTGTAGGTAGTCTGCAAGCGTTGCAAGCAACTTCCGCTCACGAACGATGTCACCGTCACCCACATCACCGTCCGCCATCTTGCGCCGCATGATGGAGATGTCACGGTGAATGAGATTGAGCGCCCATTCCGCGTGCTCCTCGGTCACAACAGGCGAAGCTGGCGAATCCGTTACCGCCAGCAACCCTGCAACCTTCAAAGTCTTCAGGTGAGCACGGTTCCACATCTGGCGCCAGGACTCGTCGTCCGTTGCGTTGATCTGCTGGTCGCAATGCTTGTCAAAT